ATAAGTGTTGGTGAATTACTTGTTAAAAATATAGTTGGATTATTATTCTCATCACCTGTCCAATTGTTAAAAAAGCTATTTAAATTTTCTAAAGGTGCTTGTGAAGTATCAATAAAAAACAAATCCATATTTTTTGTATTTTCTGCACCAACTATTTGCGCTAGCTTCACGGCATCCGCGTTATTTAAAAACGCCTGCTTTGAAATATCTTGGGCGAAAGATGAATCAAAATTTGAAACGTAATTAAAATAATTACTACCATCATCAACCTTATAGTAAGCTGGATTTTTCCAAATACCTTCCATGTTATCCATAATTGCACGTTCGCCATCCGCGTTTGCTACAACGTCCTGTAAATTTGTATATTTCTGCTGTAGTTCAGTTGGGACAGAATGAACACCATCACCAAAAATAGAAATTTTATCTTTACGATCATCAAATCCAAATTCATTAAATCTTACATCCGCATCAGCATTTTTTAAAACATTTGCCATGTTCTGATTCATTTCAGCAATTTGATCATCATCGTATCCTAGCGTTTTTAATGCCCACGCATCCGTTGGATGCATACCACGTTCCTCGATATACTCACCTTTTTCATTGAGCCAATTTTGTGCAGCATCTAATCCTTTATTAATAACACTTCCTTCTTTCTCATAATCAAACCCTAATTTATCAGCTGCATAATTAATCGCAGGATTAAACCATTTTTCTATTTCACCTGGGCCTCGAAGCACGCTTGGATTCCAAATGTTAAAATAATCAAAAAGACCGTGTTGATCACCTGGGTCCAAGTCCCACGTAGAAGGTTTCATTAATTTGCCTTCCCATTTATCAACAGGTGCAAAAGGTGCAAACTTACGCGCAAATCCTGCAGCACCAGCCACTGGCCAATCAAAACCAACTTTTTTTGCTCCACTAGCAACAAGGTTAGCTATTCCATACAAAGGTGGATTTGGATGATCTTTTGTACTATCAAACTGCATTAGTAATACGTTCTCTTATGTCGGTAGGGTTTTTCTTCTTTAAAGTCGTCTTTTAACTCGACGTAATAACCTTGACGATAGCGCATTAACGCTTGCGTCATGGAGTCAACATAGTCGTCGTGGTCTCCGAATGGAAACGCAGCACACTCTTCTATCACTTCCTCAGCCCAACTTTTGTCCCTTGGTGCCCAAACGGCACCTGACTCAAAAAGAGGAGCGACACTGTTAACTCGTGTATGTTTATCATTTCCTTTTGAAGGTGTAAAGTTAATAACTGGGACGCCGGCTTTTTGTAGCTCGTGTGTCAGTGGTAGCCCCGAAGCTTTCGCTTCCACGAGAATTACTTCCGGCTCCCAGTATTTATACTCCTCTTGCGCTTTCTTTTTAAGCTCTGGAAATTCCCAACGGCCCCTTTTAGCATCGAGAAGTATAACACTCTGCTTTCCCCCTTCCTGTGGTGTAAATACACCCCAAGTGGTAATGGCAGAGAAATCTGCTGTTTCTTTGGCACTAAATGCAGTGTCATAAGATTGTATAATATATTGTAATTCTGGAATCTTCTTATCATCCCACATCTTCCACCATTCACGTTTTATAATTGCACCTTCCTCGGATGTAGGTTGTTGCATCCATTGTGCTTGCCATTTTGTAAGTGGAATAGATGCCTTAACACCAAGTAAACCTTTCATGGTCCAAAAATTACCCCACATAGGTTTATCATTTATAATTGCAGGAAATTCTACTACTTCCCACTTATCCGTCATATCATCTTTGCCTTGGACCTCGAGTAACTTGCCAGTGAGATCTTTCACTGACCAACGTGTCATAACTATAACTATCGCACCACCAGGTTGAAGTCTTTGACGTGGACCGGAAGTATACCACTCGTAATGTGATTCTAGGACCGTGGGCGAAAGAGCATCTTGCTCTGAATGAGGATCATCAATAATAAGTAAATCGGCACCACGACCAGTAATAGCACCACCAACACCAGCAGCAAAATACTCACCACCATGATTAGACTCCCAACGGCCTGCAGCTTTAGAGTCCGCTGCCAATTTGACATCAGGAAAAACTTTTTCATATTCTGATGATTCTATCATGTTCTTTGCCTTACGTCCAAAGCGGATTGCTAATTCTCCTGTATGCGTTGTTTGAATAAGCTTGGCTTTTGGATGACGGCCCATGAAAAACGCTGGAAATAAATTTGATGCAAATTCTGATTTTGTATGTCTTGGTGGCATATTGACAATAAGTCTTTTAAGCTCACCATTGGCAATACGATTTAGCTTTTCTGCATATATCTTATGATGCTTTCCTTCAACGAATTCAGGCCAAACTGTCTTAACAAAAGTAAGAAAGTCTCCTTGCGCTTTTTCACGCTTTTCTTCCAAGGCATTCTTAAGAATCAACTTCAGCGTATTCGTATCTAAGGATTCTAATTTAGAAACATTTTCCATTTTTTAAAAATTTTTTTGAGATTCCAATTATAACGTTTTTATACGTAATTGTCACTCTCATACTTGCCTTCACAAAAAATAAAGCATGCTTAATGGAAAAGGGGGGGATACCCCCACAGTTTGTCTCGGGTTTCGCAGATTGTAGCGGGCGCGAGCGAAGCGAGCGCAAGAAGTCCCGGGCGCAAGCTGCGACATATTGTCGCATGTGACATAATGCCCGGGCGAAGTTATCCACAGGATATCCACAACTAACTGCATTGTTGCAATAATACAACAACACTTATTTTTTAGCTATGGTATAAGATAATTAGAAATAGAAAGGAGTCTAACTGTGACAAAACAAGAATTTAAACGCAAAGTAGGAATGGGTTTCTTCTCTTGCGAATGGGTTAATAATGCTGGAACTATCTCTAAAGTTAAAAGAGGTATTCTTGGTGGTTATGCGTGGCGACACACTAACAATCCAATTCCAACAAATGTAAAAGAGCATAATGATTATGTTCTTGCTTATCGTGTTGGTAATGGCTTATTACCTCAACATAGACGTTGGGCTAATATTAATCCATTAACTATTACTAAAATCAATGGACAAGAAGTATGATTAAAACCATACTAGAAGGTCTTGTATTTGTGGCGATGATAATCGCCACTTACTATTTTTTATTACTCATCTGTCTAATAATGGATAGATGTTATGGAACTTTAATTGGAGTCTAATTATGCCAAATGAAATAACTACACACAACAAAGTTGATATTAGTCCTGTAATCAAGGAACTAGTTGAATACGTTAAAGATAAAAATGCTATTGGGGATTTAGAGCAATTAATCTCAAAACCCCCAATGAAAGATTCTCCAGATTGGAAACTAATATCTGGAGTATTATGTAATTCAATCGTTGAATGGTCTAGCCAAAACTCAAACAATGGAGGAAGAGAACTAATTCAACATATCCAAAATGACATTGGATATTTACTTAAACGATTGGGTTTGACTCAATGATATAGACTCCCATTGAGTCGATTAAAAGGGCGAATTAAATTCGCCCTTTTTTTATGCCCGGGCAAAAGTTATCCACAGATAAACTTGAATATATTTAAATTTGGGTCAAATTATTAGTATAGGGTGTTGAGTCCTCAGAAATTTTACTATTTTATATAATATGAAACAAACAAAAACATACACAATAACAATCACAGAAGAAGAGCTAAAAGAGATTAAAAACGACATTAGTCTTAAAGCTATGAGTGGCAAACTAGAGTTTGATACAACAGCTTATATCATTGGTAAAGCTATTCACAAACAGATTATAAATAAGGAAAAAACCAAAAAATAAGGAGTTGTTATGACAATCATAATAATTATCGAATATCACTAGCCCTTAGGGGCTAGTTTTTTTATGCCTTGACATCAGCATCTCTGGAAGCAGCCCGGGCGGCAGGTGAAGGTGATCCCGGCCACTTGTATTGAATAGTTAATTGGAGTTTGGGAGTTTGGGAGTTTGGGGAGCTTGGGAGTTTAGAACGGACTACTGGCCAACCGAGCAAGGACTAAACTCCATTACCATCTCTTTTTGAGGCAAGAGCCGATTAACACCGTTTATCTTGCCTCTTTGAAATAGCTACCCACGAGGAAGTTTGGTTATATGAGTCATCACTCGTTTTTCCTATCTAACTCAATCTATTTCTATTTACATTCTATCATCAAATGTAATCCATTACAACCCTTTCTTCATTTTTCTTGTGGATAACTGATTTACGAATCCAAACCCTGAAGTAAACTCCCGGCGCGCCCGGTGCGTCAGAGCCCCAGCTCCGCGGACCATGAGACATGGTTACAATTGGGGAGTTTGGGAGTTTGGGGAGTTTACAGCACTGAAGAGATTATAGCATACAGGACCGCGCAAATTAACACCCATTTCAGGGGAATCAATATTGGTAACCAATCCATTCTTTTCCTTTCTAGACTTCTAGCTGCAGCTCCTGCTGCATCCTGGTTATATACGCATCACAGGCCTGTTGTCAAGAGCCCGGGCAAAATATTTTCCCAGTTTTCCAACCTTTTTACTCCGAAGATAACCCCGAGTTAACGGGATCGCGCCCGGTGCCTGAAGGGCAGCTCACCGAAATCCCAGTTTTCTGGGGTTTCATAAGGGAGTTTGGGAGTTTCAGGAGTTTGAGCCCGCGGGTTCCGGGATCCCGGCCACTTATCCACAGGTTATCCACAGTTTATCCACTAGGGAGTTTGGGGAGTTTGAACACTCCCCAAACCTATGGGTTAATTTTCTTGTGGCTTAAACAAACCCTCATACATCTTGTCCAAAGGACTTCGATTATCTTCTTCAACTTCCATATGTGCTTTCTCCACACGATTTGCATTACGAGTCATAACAGGAACAACCCCATCATAATGAGTCGCAATTCTATTTAATATATCGTTGCTTTCTTCAATGCCATTGGCAATCTTTTCCAAGACATGAATTAAATCTTTATCCATAGTACTCCATTTCTAATTCTTAATGAATTGTCTTATTATAACATTTACGAATCACGAAATCTACAACTAGTTTAAATTAATTGTGGATAACTTTCCGAGCTACCCGACTGGTATGAATACTCTCTGATCGGGAACTCCCGGCGCGCCCGGTGCGTCAGGGCTGCAGGATTAGATCCACGAAAAAACAGGAGAAACATTAGGGAGTTTGGGAGTTTGGGACTTGCATCCCAGCTGCCTGGTGAAGGGCCCGGGCTAAACCCTGATTCGAGATGCACGAAAAATTGAGGTTTTATAAGGAGTTTGGGAGTTTGAACTTGACAAGTTTGTCTCGCGGGCGCCCGGCGCCTGGCAGCCAGGATCCTGGCCCTCGGACCGTGGAGATATGTGTTATGGGGAGTTTGGGAGTTTGAGGAGTTTGACAAAATCTAGGTCCGTGAGGCTTCCTTCGTACAACCCGGGCACAGAAAACACGTTGTTTTCGCCGAGGTCCTTGGTTTTACAACCGTGAAACAATTTGACTGTGCCACTGACAGGTAGGCTAAGTAAGATGTAAGAGGGTGCTCCTGCCAGTGCATGACGCATATTCCAAGCAATTTGAAAGGGTGATAGAGTAATCTTATTATTACTCCCCAGCACTTTTAACTCAAGTGTAAAGAAACCTATATCTTTATGAAATACTAAGCAATCTGGGAATCCTGGTGTAACATAACTTTCAAGGCGTGAAACAATATAATCACCACCGTCTAAGTATGTCTTTAAAGTCTTCCAAAAGTTTGTCTCCGTCTTTACGGTCATACTTTTTCTTGTTCTTTACTATCTTCTGACTCCACTGGCGTGATGTCTTTAGGTCCTTCGCTATTGGATTCCTTTTCGACCTGAATGATAGTTTGATTTCCTTCTTTTTTAAACTCACCTGTTAATCCTAATTCCTTTAATTGTTTTAAAACGTCATCACGCGACATAGAGTCGATACTTCCTGTCCTGATTTCTTTACGGTCAATGTACAATCCTGCGGCTTGACCCCGCAAGCGCTCAGCATTAACAGCAGCAGAATAAGACTTTTCAGAAAGAGACTTCTCACGCAATCTAGCCAACTCTTGTACATGTTTATTTAATTTAACCTCGTGTGTCTTTTCAATCTCAGCTCTGCGTTGAATTATAGCTTCTACAACCTTTGGGTACCTTTTACCATTTAATAATTCAGATGCTCTCACATTAGCACTATCTTCATTATAGCCAGCTTGTCTTGCACATTCTGTTGGAGTCAATCTACCCTCATTCTCAGAATATATCTTAACAAACACACGTTGTTTATCTGTCAATCCATCAGCTCTGATTGGATACTTTTTTGACATATTTGTGGCACCACTTGTGGCACCTCTTAATCTTTCATCTACCATGCAAAACCCCGCAGTATAG